ATATTCTAGGTGAATCTTAACGAGAGGATACGCAAACGAGTTTGTGACAGTATCAGGTGCGGCAATCATCCTCACACCGCCGCGGTCGCCAATGGTATACCGTCCGCAACCCATTATTTGTGGTTGCGCAAGGGAAAAGAGGAATCGGAGAGTCTCACGGCTGGCAACGATCCCGTGGAAAAGAACGATCCTTACCTCAAATATTACTTGCACATAGAGCGGGCAAAGGCCGAAAGTGAAGCCGCCGCCGTGAAGACCTGGACCGACAAACTACCAGACGACTGGCGGGCGGCGCGGGACTTCCTGGCCCGGCGATTCCCTGACCGATGGGGTAAGAAGGATGAGGTGACCCTGAACACGCCAGACTTTAGGGCTGAACTGAAATCTCGGATAGAAAAGAGTCTAGGCAAGGAACCGACTGATACTGATGAGTGATTCGTTGTTAGCAGAATTCCCACAAATGGCACAAGCGGCGGGTATGTCACAGTCTCAAATGGTTGACTTCCTGGCCGCGTGCTATGTTCCCCAGCGGCGGCAATGTGACTTTCACGCGGCGGCGGCGCTATGCGATTTGCCTGGTGGGCCGTCTCGCATCGGGTACGGCGGCACCCGTGGGCAAGCTAAATCACACGCTGAATACGCTCAGGCGACGATTAGCGATATGCAGCGCTTCGATGGGCTGAAAGTTCTGTACTTGCGCAAAGTGCAACGTAAGGCGGTTGAGTCAATGGCCGATTTACGGCGCAAGGTGCTGCAGTTCACCCCTCACACTTACAAGGCGGGCATCCTGCGTTTGCCCAATGGCAGTTTTATGATAATGGGCGGTTTCAGGACTGAGGGGGACATCGACACGTACTTGGGCCTGGAGTATGATAGCATCATTCTGGAGGATGCAACCACGCTGACCGAGAGCAAACGGACGGCGATAGGGGGAGCGTTAAGGACATCGCGCACCGATGGCTGGCGCTGCAGGATGTACGAATCTGCTAACCCTGGTGGGGTGGGGCACGCTTGGTTCCGCAAGATGTACTATGACCCCTGGGTGCGCGGAGCCGAATCGGAGACTCGTTTCATCCATACCACGAAGGGCGACAATCGGTACATCGACAAGGAATACAACGTCTATCTGGACTCTCTCACAGGCTGGTTACGCAGAGCCTGGCGGGACGGCGACTTTGAGATTTCAGCGGGACAGTTCTTCGACAATTGGGCAGAAGATCGGGTGGTGGTGACGCCCTTCCCACGACCTGCTGACCGGGCGGGGCGCCACCGCTGGAGCTATTGGCTGGCAATGGATTGGGGATATACGCACTGGTGCGTTTGCTACTTGCTGGGCGAAACGGCCGGGACTGTCTACGTGATTGACGAACACGCACAACGGCGCTGGCAAGTTCCGCAACACGCCGACGCTATTATGGGGATGCTCCACCGGTACGGGGTGGCGTGGCACGAACTGGATAGGTTCGTGGCGGGGTCGGATATGTTCTCGGTCGTGGGCGACCAGGAAGTCAGTGTAGCCGAGAAATTTGAGCGGGCCGGTATGCCGGTGACCAGGGCGAATATGGATAGGGTGAGCGGGGCAGCGGAAATTCTCCACCGGCTGGGCAGTGACGAAATCCCGGCGACGCTGAAAATCTTTGACCGATGTCACAAGCTGATTGAATGCCTCCCGCTGATGCAACACGACCCGTCCAAGCCGGAGGATGTGTTGAAAGTAGACACGAGTGATACGGATGGGACGGGCGGTGACGATCCATATGACACGATCAGATATGGACTGATGCGCGGCGGGGCTGGCCGATTGACGGAAGGGGCTAGCCCAACTGAGGGGTATAGGGGATGATCGGAGATCAAAAGACTGACCATGGTCAGTCTTTTGGAAAGTGACAACGGCGGGGATCCCGCAAAGCGGGTGATCCTATTTTGAAATGTGAGGGATGATAGAATGGCTACAAGTGTAAGAAAACTCAAAATTAATGTTGACCAGACCGGCAACGCAGAAAAAGGGATTAAAAGCATTGTGGCGTCGCTTGGTTCGTTGGGACCGGCTGGCGTGGTGGCCGGGGCGGCGGCGGGTATTGCGCTGTTGTCTGCGGGGGTCGTTAAGCTAGGAGTCTCCCTCACGAAGACCGCGGCAGAGGTGGCTGGCGACTTTCAAGAACAAATGAACATTCTAGAGATTGCGGCGCGGGCAAGTGAAACATCGTTAGATGCGTTAAGTGGTGCTGCTATCCGTGTCGGCGGCGATACGGCGCTGGTGGGAATCAATGCCAGTCAGGCAGCCGACGCGATGACCAACTTTTACAAGGCGGGGTTGACCACGACCGAGATATTCTCTGACCTTGACGGTTACCTCGCGGGGACCACGGAGCTGACCGGCGCTCTGCGGGCGAGCATCGACCTTGCGTCAGCTAGTGAGTTGGATTTAGCGACTGCCAGTGACACGGTCGCTATCGCGATGGCAACGTTCGGAATGAGTGCGGAGGAAGCTACCCATATCGCTGATTCGTTCGTGGCGTCGGCGGATGCGAGTGTAGCTAGTGTTCCCGACCTGACTGAGGCGCTACAGAATGTTGGCCCTACGGCGGCGGCATTTGGATGGTCATTGGACACGGTGAACGTGTCTCTGGCGCTGCTGAGCGAGCGTGGTATCCGTGGCGCTGAGGCGGGAACCAGTCTAAAGTCAATGATGACAAACCTACTGCGAGAGACTGATCCGGTACTTGAGAGTTTGGACGCTTTGAATCTGAGCCTGTACACCGAAGCTGGTGTAATGAAAGCCCTTCCAACCATCATGTCTGAGCTAGAAACCAGTATGGTGGGCCTGACTGAAGAGGAAAAAAACCACCACGTGCAAACGCTGGCCGGGACCTATGGTATGAAAGCAATGCAAACCCTGCTAGCAGAGGGGACGGTCGGGTGGGATAAAATGACCACTTCCATAACCACGGCGGCAACCGCACAGGAAACTGCGAGTGCGAGGACTAAGGGCTTTAACGCCAGCATAGAGCAAATGAAGGGCACGATTGAGACAATGTTGATCTCTGCCGGGACGCCCTTGATAGAGGAATTTGTAACGCCAGTTATTCATACGTTTACCAATCTCGCAACGAAAGTTATTCCCCCACTAATCGAGGGGTTTAATAAGCTGATGTTGGACTTGAAAACGCAGCTAATGCCGGTTTTCGAGTCCATTGGGGCTAGCCTGGGCAGCATCTCGGATGATATGGAGCTAGCCGAGATCGCAACAATCGCGCTGGATGTTGGGGTCTGGCTATTGAAAGACGCCATTGACGGGGTGGTGATGGTGGCAAAACTGGCCGCTATCGGTTTTCATCTACTGGCCAAAGCCGTCAAAGCTATCCGCAATGCGATTGACGTGACCATTACGGGATTCCGTTTGATGCGGGACGGGATTAGGGACACGGTAAACGCTATGCCTGATTGGCTGATTCCTGGTTCACCTACCCCATTTGAGACGGGTCTGAGGGGGGTAGGGAAAGCCCTGGGGGAGCTTGATATTGGGGCGGTTGGTCGGGGTGGTGCTGGCCTGGCAATGGCTGGTGCTGGCGGTCGGGGTGGTGCTGGGGTGACCTGGACAGGTGACTTTGTGTACAGTCCAGCGGTGAGCCTGGGCGACCAAGCCGAAGCGGAGGAACAAATAATACCGATGCTGCTGGAAGCCCTGCGCAAGGCTGGCGGCAAAATCTAGTGAATCGGCGACAGTTTCTTAAATCAATTCTAGCACTGGGGGTTACATCTATGTCCAGATTCGGAGAATTTAAGTATGGCGCTGAGCAATACGGCGCTGACCTGGCAACTGACCGACTGCTGACCTTCGGGCTGATAATTGCCTGGGAGGGCGGGGTGGTCTACTCAGGGGAGAATGAGGCACATGGGCGGATGATTTCATTGCACGTCAAACGTGGCCGTAGGGGCCTGGTGGGGGGGCAGCACGGCTTTTACCCCTACTTCCCGGGTGTAGCGACTGCGATAGTTAATAATTCCGATGGCCGGTATGACGCCTGGGACAGTGACGGGCCCTTATACCCAAACGTGTCACCTGGCAAATTCTGCCGTTTGATGGTCAGAAATGAGACAACGGGCACTCTCTACCCCATTATGAGGGGTATGCTTACAGACATCCAGCCGTTCGATAGGGGCGGACAGAAGTATACTCGGTTGACGATTAAAGACTCGCTGGATTTCTTGTCTCATTGTGTTTCCAGTCTGGAGATGCTGGAAGGTGAAAGCCGCATTACGATCATCCAACGGCTGTATGAGCAAATTCTAAAAGGTGACCTGGCGTCACCTTTTTCACCGCAATACTGGGAATGGGAATTTGGGGGTACACCAGACGCGGGCACGATCGATTATTGGTGGTGTTGGCAGAAAAACACGTTGGAAGCAATGTATGAGATAATGGAGAGTGAGGGCGGCGGGGCGCTTTTCAGTGACCGATACGGTGACCTGGTGTTTCGCCCCGTTGGCTATGCAGCACGGCGATATCAGAATATTGACGTGGCGGACATGTTGCGAGACTTGACGATTGCCCAACCCTGGGAAGTTGTGCGTAACCAAGTTAAGGTCCACGCCTACCCCAAAACGGTAGAAGCCGACGCGGCGACCCTCTGGACACTGAACAGTGTACCAGTGACGATTGCCGATGGGACTACTTTTGTGGTGGAAAGCAATTACCGTTTTGGAGCATATACGAATGTTGGGTCTGCGGCTGTGGTGGTCAATACTCACGAATGTAATGCTGAGGCCGGAGGGGGCGGCGCGGACGTGACCGGTTCTTGCCCCTTGACAGTTCCAAGCGACCAGACCACGGGCGGCGGGGCGCAAATAACTATCACAAATAACTCTGGTGCGACTGCATATCTAATCAGTCTCACGGCATCAGGGAAAGCGATTTATGCCAGCAACCCGGCTATCAGTGTTGCGGTCGATGTTGCGAGCATCGCCGCAATTGGCACACGCAGTTTAGTTCTCGATTCTAACTGGATGGAGGACTCACCCACGGCACAAGAAAATGCCGATTGGTTGCTAGGGGAACTGGTGACCCCTCAGGCAGCACCCACGGTTCAATTGGAGGACCAGCCAGCCATTCAATTTACCCCTGATTTGTATGATGCTGTGGACCTGACTATTCCGACACTGGGACTGAACGACGTTAGGTATAGGTTGGGCGGGATAGAGCACCAGACCATAGGCACGAATTGCAACGCTGTGAGGACAATATTCCGTTTGGAACCGTACATGCAGAAAACTTAGCGAGTCGCGCCCCGGCACGTTCTAAGCCGTTTTGTTTTTGCGAACTGAAAGTCCCATTAAACGGGGTTGCGTGGCACCCGAGCCAGTGCAATCAGCAAAGCGGTGAGGGTGGCGCGGTATATCGAATGCGTTTGGGGATAGGCGCCAATTTCGGCGCAAAACGGGGAACCATGGTTCCTCACAATTCAAGCGAGGTGACCTATGTCTGAGCTAACGATTGACCTGTACGACGGGCTGAAAGTGATCGTAGACGATGGCCCATCCGATCCACACGTGATCATCGAGGGAGCTGGGGAGCGACTGCGCATCGATGCGCCCGACGTGCGACGACTGGCCGACGTGCTCACAGGCGCGTCGGTGATGATGGAACCCGAGCCGCTCGTAGCTAGCCAATGGCTTGGCACGGGTGGCTATCCAACAGTGCAAGGAGCTAACGGTGATTAACTGGCGAATCGTTAAGTACAAGCACATACAGGACGCGAAAGAACTACTCCGGGCAGCCGATGATGATGCGTGTTTTTCGTTCATTATCGGGCTGGTGGCTGACTGGGACTTCGTAGACTCCGACACGGGTGAGCTGTTGCCAGTATCCAATGAAGCATTGGGTGAATTGAGCATAGAGCAATTTGAGACCCTGACCGAGTCGTTTAACCGAGAATTCCGGGACGCAAAATTGAAGCGAACAACGCCCCCCGTGCAAGTGGGGCTGAGGCCGAGGGGTCAGAACTTTGCCCGGACGAGTCGGTTCACGTCAATTGAGCCTGAGCCTGAGCCTGGCCCCGAGCCGTCATAGTCTGTTTTTCGGGGTGACATTCGTCTACGAAAGACGTGACATTTGTCACCCCCTCGGGGTCTGGTTGCGGTTGACAGGCTGGCAATGCGTGGTATAATATTCGTGTATTACACGGACTGGAGGGAAAAACAAGATGCGAGAAAACAAGAAACGGAACCGAATTGTACTTTTCCGGGTGAGCGATGCGGAACATCAGGCGCTGGCGGCAATGGCCGCAACACGCGGGCTGACTGTTAGCGCGATGATACGATTGTTTCTGATGGGGTCGGACGGCGGAGCCGTCAAGGGCTAGGGCGCGAGATGCGCTAAGTAAGGGACCGGGCGCGAGATGCGCTAAGGGAAAAAGGAGAGATTGAGGTCTTGGAGGTTGTCCCTCGCGGGGCAATGACCGCAATCTGTAGAGGAACGTGACAACCGGCGCGAGATGCGCCAATGGTAGGGCGCGAGATGCGCCAACACGTTGCTATGCAGATTGCGGTTTTTGTATTTTAGTGAAAGTAGAGGAATAAGACAGTGACAGAACAGACATTCGACATCAGAGAGCATATCACCATACACGTAGTGATACCAGAAGGGGATGAGGTTGGCTACTGGGTACATACTCACGGGATGGTACAATTCAACAAGCCAGACCTTGAAATGGTTCACGTACCAGGGCTGTTCACCCACGAAGCATCACGCATCTTGAACAGTGTTGCGCAAAAACTTACTGAGGGTGTGACGATAAACCCAGGGCAGACGGTTACCTTAACGGGGTTGGATGTGCGCACCCTGTTCTTGACTGGTGACACTGAGCACGCAGAAGGGGATTGTTTGCGCATCGTAGAAGCTGACTTACTGCATTTTTGCAAGTGCGCTAAGTGTGGGGGTGACCGAGATGAAACCCACTAAAAAGCCAATTGCCCCGCTGAACGGGGCAAAGGCAACACAGACAAACGACATCGACAACTCTAAGTATAACCCCTCCGGCAACGGTTGTCAAGACCCCATTTTGTTCCTTGATATCAACCTGGCACTTGATGCGGTATTAGACGCGGAGGACCTACACGACGCGGCATATAGCGCGTTTTATTCCCAGTGGGTCAGGCTGACTTACGAGACGGCGCGGGTGTTTGATATGCTGCTGGCCCACAGGCAAGCTAGACTGAAAGCTCGGGCAGAGCGGGCGATTCTCGAACGGGGGATATTATGACCGACGTGAGAACCACGCCCTGCGCTGACTGGATAGCCAAATACCACGACCTGGGATGGAACGTTATACCGTTGGTCGGGGGGTTAAGTAGGAACCCCTCAGTCACCTGGAAAAACTACCAGACCGAGAGAATCACAGACGAACAGGTAGCTGACTGGGCAAAGTTTAACCCAGGCGCAAACCTGGCCGTGGTCTGTGGTGAGGTGAGCGGTAACATTGTGGTAGACATCGACAGTCCAGAGGGGCAAGCGATATGTGACGAACGCGGTATGCCTCACACGCCGACTGTCAGGACCGGGAGCGGGAAGGTTCACTACTACCTGAAGCGGCCGGGGTGGGACATCAAGAACAGGGAATATTTACCAGGACTGGAAATCAAGTCTACTGGGGGACTGGCAACATTACCCCCTTCGATACACCACAAGACCGGCAAGCCGTTTGCCTGGGAGGTTGACCCCTGGGACACGCCGTTAGCTGATCCACCGGGCTGGCTATTGGAGCTAATCAAGGAACCGCCAGCACCACCGCCTTCGGCACCCTACGCGCCAGCACCCACGAACGGACAGGACCCTTACAAGGATACGGCTATGGATGGGGTGTTATCGGAACTGTCTACAACGACCGAGAACCGAAACAACGCATTGAATAACGCGGCACTGCGTTTGGGGCAATTCGTGGGCGCTGGCCGGTTGGACAGGGCTGAGGCAGAGCATCAGTTATGCACGGTTGCTCAGGCTATCGGGCTGGATAAGGGAGAGATAGACGCTACTATAAAAAGCGGGCTGGACGCCGGAATGAGCAAACCAGAGTATGAGGGTTTGAAGACTGACCCGGTCGTGAGAAAACGGCCGACGCCAGAACTCGCGCAAGGCACTGCGCGAGCAACGCCAGAGCCAGAGCCAGAGCCACCACCGGCGCAAGAACCCGTTATCTCTAAGGCCGTGAGCACACCGAAGGTCGTGAGTGCTGACTATATCGCTGCACTGACCGATCTGGGTTACACATTCCGGCTGAACGACTGCGACGATAGCATAGAGGTGAACGGGCAATATCTGGCCGATCCGCTGAGAAGCAAAATCCGGGCACAAATCAGGGACATCGGGTTTAAGGGAATGGACGCCCTGGAAGACGCCTACACTGCTGCTGCATATGACCATAGATACCATCCGATCCGGGAATATCTGGACGCGCTGGTATGGGATAAGGAACCGCACATCGCAACGCTGGCTAGCTTCTTTACTGATGAACACAACGTGTTCTATCGCTGGTTGCGGAGCTGGCTTGTCGGGGCAGTCTCAAAAGCATACACCGGAAGTCAGAACCCTATGCTGGTGCTGGCTGGTGGGCAGGATGTTGGGAAGTCCTACTTTGCTACCTGGGTTTGTCCATTGCCAACCTACTTTCACGAGGGACCGATCAACACCGACGATAAAGACACCTATATCCGACTGATGAATAATTGGGTCTGGGAAGTCTCGGAGTTGGGCAGTACTACCAGGAAAGCGGATAGAGAATCTCTCAAGCAAATCATAACGATGGGAATGGTTGAAGTGCGCAAACCCTACAACCGGGCGGATACGAAGAAGCCAGCACTTGCCAGTTTTATCGGCACGATTAACTCAGAGGGTGGTGGTTTCCTATCCGATCCGACCGGGAACAGAAGATTCATTGTCTGCAATCTGACTGCAATCGACTGGGCATATGCTGATCAGATTGACGTGAACCAAGTTTGGGCTGAGGCAGTAGCAGCATATCACGCCGACGAATCACCACGGTTGACGCCAGAGGAAACCGTGCAATCGCAAGCGATAAACGCAGAATATGAGATTGACGATCCGATTGAGGACCTGTTGCAAAAGTACTTCATAATCGACCCTGGCAACGCTGACTTGTGGACTGCGACGGTTGACATCCTGGACGTGCTAGAATCGAACGGGCTACGCGGTACGCGAAAAAGTAACTCTATGGCACTGGCAATCACCTTGACCCGGCTAGGTTGTGTGAAGGGGGTAGGTCGTGTAGAGAATGGCAAGCGGGCAAGGGGTTATAGGGGTATCGGACAACCGAAGGCCGTGTAGGTTGTGTAGGTTGTGTATTAGGTTGTGTATGCAAAAACATACATTCCTACAACTATTTTGCTGCAGAAATGTACCAATTACACAACCTACACAACCTACACAACCTACCCCCTACATAGGTAAAAAGAGGTATATAGGGGGGTTGTAGAGGCAAAAGGTACAATATGGAAAAGGTTGTGTAGGCCGTGTAGGTTGTGTAGGCTGGATAGCGTTTACATCTATCCCGCTGGCGCTGGCCCATTGCCAATGTTCCCGGAGCCGTGTGTCCGATGTGGGTATGTTCCTATCGGCCGATTTGCTGCACCAAACGGATGTTCTGAGGGAGATCTCCCTCACGAAAACTAGACTGAAAGGACGGTGACAAAATGACACTGACAACAGAGAACCAGGAACTTTTGAACAGGATGGAATGGGCTATTGAATTGGGGTTTTTGCACCCCCGAGACGCGGTGACCATTATCCAGTATTCAGAGACGCCGGAAACATCCTTGAAGGCGCTGGCACGGTCGGGCAGATTGCCAATGAAGGCGCGGGTGGCTGTTACACCAGACCCGCCAAGAATTTACTTTTAGGGAAGGTGAGCTATGAGTAAGGCCGACGAACTGGAAACACGACTTTTGATCATTGAACGAAAACAGAAACTGTTATTTGAGACGCTGAAACAGGGCAAACCCTCTTTAGCGCATCATTGGAAGCGGGCGGCTGACTGGGTCGCCAAGTATCAGAGCGGTATTATACCCCCGGTTGATGAGGAGGCCGGTTAAAATGAACTTACTGACCGAACAGGTGACCGAACAACTTGACTTGGAAGCGCGAGAGGCCGTACTATTTTCGACTGACCTTGTAGCGCGGCTGGCGGCAATGTACGCCAGCATTGCAGAGTTTGGCGAAATTTATGATGAGCCATCCGATGATCTGGACGGTTACCCCACGGCGGAGGCCGGTACAAATGACTAGCAAGGATGTTGACAAGCTGGTAGAGCAACGGGACAGGAACCACGTAGAGGTGGTAACCAAGCTCGTGGAGCTGGACGCCAAAATTGACGCGGTCGATGCAAAGATTGAAGCGGTTGACGCGAAAGTTGATGCAAACACCGACTGGGAAAAAGACGAATCGCCGTGCTAGGTTCAATCTCACATTGGAGAGGGGGTGATTCACTTGGCAAACCGACAGGTTAAGATTGACGCGCTGAAAGGTGCGGCTGAATATTCTGGCGGGGTGGTGCTGGCGCTGGCCGTGGTGGCTGCGCTGACTTGCCTTATCAAGATGTTTTGATGTGCGTAGGTGACCGGGAGCGGGGAACCATGGTTCCCCGCTTTCGGCACATTGGGATTATTGTCTATGGAAGGGGGGTATATTCTAGGTGAATCTTAACGAGAGGATACGCAAACGAGTTTGTGACAGTATCAGGTGCGGCAATCATCCTCACACCGCCGCGGTCGCCAATGGTATACCGTCCGCAACCCATTATTTGTGG